GTGCAAGTCGGAGATATAGTTTATTTTAAAAGTAAAGATGAAGAAAAAATTACACCAGGAACAATAATTAAAGCTAATGAATTAGAGATAACTGTTCAATATATAGATTTTAAAGAACCTCATATTATTGAAGAAATAGTAAATAAGCCTTTGAAATATAAAGAGAAAACATATGTAAATAGGCAGAAAGATATTAGCATATTGGATATAAAAAATAATTTAATAGAATTGTTTTTAGTACATTCTATTAGCCCAATAAATTAGGACGTAATTCAAATATTAGATTCGGAAATGAAATTATTATGTACTAAAAATTGAGGAGGAATAAAGTATGCCAAAATGTCAAAAGTGTGAATATTGTATTTTAGAAACATCTGGAGAGGAAGAAAGTTTTTATGGTCATTCTTATGTATCTGATTATTCAGAAGAACTGGATTGTAAAAGAGGGCATTATAAAAAATTTAAATTAGATGGAGAAACAGATTGTAAGGCATTTAAGCAAAGAGAAAATTAGTTGCACAGGAGGGGGAAAAATGAGATATAAAGAAGAATGTAAAAAATGTCAATGTAAATATTGTGATACACGTTGGGAAGATGAAGATTGCAGTGGAGAATGTGGCAGTTGTAATGGAAAGGCAATAAAAGAGTGTGGCAGTTTTTGTGGATACAGATGTGATTTAGATTAATTCACAATTCAAAGATATAAGGTCGTGGTGGTGATTAGATTGATAAAAACAAAATTATTTACAACTCTTACAGGTTTAAATGCTGTATTTGATTATCAAAATTTCATAGAAGAAAATCCCAATATTAAAATTATATCTGTAAATGTATTAAAATATGATTTTGTTTTATTAACTTATAAAGAAAATGAATAATTGCAATCCAAATATATTAACAAAATAATTAAGGCAGGAGGATAAGAATGTATTATAAATTCACAGATACAGAAATTAAAAAACTTCTTAAAGAAAACTTTATGATTTTATATGATACAAGAGAACAAAAAAATCAACATGTATTAAATTATTTTGATGAAAAAAAAGTTAAATATAAAAAGAAAAAGATAGATGAGGGAGATTACACCGCAATAATAACTAAAAGGCCTGATATGGGTATTTATAGAGATATATATTTCCCAGTAGCAGTTGAGAGAAAGAATAGTGTTGATGAACTTGCTGGAAATTTAGCAGAAAAAACAGATACGAATGATGATATAAGACTTATAAGAGAGCTCCAAAGAGCAAAAGCAAAAGGTATTAAGATTTATTTAATAATAGAGGATAAGAATGGCATGGAGAACATAAAAAAAGGAAATTATAGAAGCCTTTATACTCCTAAAGCTTTTTTAGGAAGGCTATCAAGCATACAGGATTTATATTTACATGACACTATTTTTACAAATAATAAAGATACAGGTTTTGAAATATATAGAAAGCTTTATTATAGTGTTAGAAATTATCTAAAAGAATTAAGCACAGACATAGGAACAGCGGTAGAAAATGAGTAATAAGAGCTTTAACAAAAGGAGGAGGTGAGAAGGTGGAACTACAGGATATAGACTTAAGAGACTTAATAGAAAATGAAACAGGAGAAAAATTTAATAAGCAAGGGTACATAAAGTGCCCTTTCCATTCAGAAAAAACACCTTCCCTAAGGGTTAAATTTAATCCGGACACCAATAAAGATTTTTTTAAGTGCTTTGGCTGTTCAGAATGTGGAGATGCCATTGATTTTATAATTAAATATAAAAATTTGAATTACACAGAAGCTAGGGAGTATTTAGGAATTGAAGTTGAAAAAACTGAAAAAGAACTTCAGGAGGAAAAAGTAAAAGACTATGTAGATTGGGAATTATCAAAGTTTAGACAAAATCAAAAATTACTGGGAATATTTAAATTTGTGAACGAAAGAGATGAAATAGTATATTTTAAGGCTAAATTTGCGAACGGAGAAGGCAAAAAACAACTTTCATATTATCATTTGGAAGGTGAAAAAGTAATTGCTAAGAGAGGAACTAGTGAACTCCCATATAACCTATACAATGCTTTAAGTGCTATAAAGAATGATGATGTATTGATTATAGACGAAGGTGAAAAAGATGCTAACACAATAAATTCTATATTTAAAAACAAAGGCTATGTGGCCACAAGTTTAAAAGGGTGTAAAGAATTAGATATTTTAAAAAATAATAGAATGAAAATCTATGTAATAGGAGATACTGGACAAGCTGGAGATCAATATAAGTGGAATATTTATGATAAATTTAAAAAATATGCTAGAGAATTTAAATTTATAAACCTTCCAGGATTGAAATCCTTGGGAGATAACAAAGATGTTACAGATTGGATAGAAACTGGCCATAATAAAAAAGATTTATTAGATGCATTTGATAGATCTTTGGATATAAAAAATAAATATGAGCTGCAGCAGGATATAGGTGGAATATATAAAATAATGTTTAAAGAAAAAGCAGATGAAGTAATTGAAACCAAAAAGTATATTACAGATTTTAGATTATTAAAGGCAACCAGGATTAAATTTATAGATGATGAAACGGAAGGAGTAAGCATAGTGCTTAAAAGTGTTACTGGAGATACAATTGAAAGAACAGGAATAAGTACTGTATTTGATGATGTTAAATCATTTAAAAATTTTCTTGGAACAATGGATCTTGTATTCAGTGGAAGAGTTGAAGATTTAAATAGATTAAAGGGATGGATAAATAAATATTTTGCTTTAGAGAATGAAGAAGTTTATGGCGGTGTTAAATTTATAGAAAGAGATGAAGAGTTAATTTTTATAGAAAATAATGGCTCAATAACTTCAAAAGGAGTAAGTGAAAATATAAAAAGTGATGGCCGAAATAATGCAGATGTGCTAAAAAATGAACCAATAACAACAGAGGAATTGAAGGAAGTTATAAAACATATTTTTAAGTTTGCTGGTCCAGAAAAATCAATTTCTATCATTGGAACTGTAATAAATAATTTAGCGGTGCATCAGTGTCAGGAGATTAAACAAAAATTACATCATCTTTTAATAGTTGGAGAGAGTGGTTCAGGTAAAAGTACAATACTTGAAAATGTAATAGCTCCAATACTTAATTATCCTAAGAAAGATATTAAATCTATTGGGTTAATAAGTAACTTTGCTTTGATGAAAAGTTTAAGTGATGGAAACTACTCTGCTCTATTTGACGAGTTCAAGCCTAGCATGATGGATAGATATAAAATTGGAAATATATCTGAAACACTTAGAAATTTATATGATAGAACAACAATTTCAAAAGGAAATAAGAGCTTAAAAACCACTGAGTTTAACCTAGGTAGACCAATAATATTAGCAGGTGAGGAAAGTTATCCAAACCAAGAAAAGGCCCTTATAGAAAGAAGTTGTATAATATATCTTTCTAGAAGAGAGAGAACTGAAAAAAACACAGAGGCCATGGAGTGGTTAATAAAAAATGAAGAATTATTAAATAAGTTGGGAAGAAGTTTAATAGAAATTATATTAGAAATGCCAGTAGAAAAATACCAAGAATTAAGAGAAATGGCTAAAAAGGATATAAAAGATTTAAAAAACAGGACTCAAAATACTGCAATTAATATCTCATGTGGAATGATGATATTTAATAAGCTTTTAGAAAATCATGGATTGCAGCAACTAGACAATTTTTATCAGCATATAGTAAAAAATATTAAGGTTGAAGTGTTAGAAGATACTGAAAATGTTCGCAGTTTAGTCGAGAGAATGTTAATTTTATATAATGACATGATAAATGATAGCAGGGCTATAGGATGGGAAGATGTTGTAAAAAGTAGGGGAGATGGACTCTTTATCAAGACATCTGAGCTGATTAATCAAATACGTGAGCATGTTATTAGAGTTGGAGCTGATTTAGTTCCATTAAATTGTAATGATTTTAAAAAACAAGCTAAAAAAGCTGGGTATCTAGTTAAAGCTTCAGGAAAAGTTATAAAAGTAGATGGAAAATCAATAAAATTTGATATTTATGATAAAGAAATGTTACAGGCTTTAAAAGTGGATTCAATAGCTCCACCAGATTATGAAGAAGTTGATGGAGAAGATGCAAAAATTTTCCCATTTAAACAGGTTACCCAAAAAATATAAAGGTAACCAAAAGGTAACTAAAAGGTAACCCATGGAAAGTATTGATATTACTATATTCTATATATAAATATATATATAAGTTACCAAGTTACCTAAATATAAAAATAATATACGTACGTGTATATATTTTAAATTATATATATAAAAGATAGGCACATTATTTTTACAAAAAGGTAACCATAATAAAAAATATTTAAAGTATTAGTATTACTAAGGTTGAGGCATGTTAAAAAGGTTACCTTTTTTAAGACTTCAAAAAGGTAACCTGAATTATGGAGGTAAAAAATTTGGAAGAAAATAAATTTAAAAAAACAGAATATCATTTATATAATTATAAAGATATAGATACATTAAACCAGTTAGCAGATATTAAAATAAAAAGGTTAAAGAATGATATAAGTCTTAAAGCAATAGAATATGGAGAAAGAACAGGTAAAACAAATAAGTTTAATTCAGAAGTAGAAAATGAAGTTATGAGAAGAGAAGAATATATTCAAAAAGAAATAGAACTATTGCAGCAAGAAAAGGAAAATAGAATAAATGAAAAAGAATTGATTAATAAGGTTATGGAGCTATTAGAATATGATGAAAAGAAATTAGTTGAGTTAAGATATTTTAGTAAGCCAACAAAGAGTTGGACAAGTATAGCACAGGAGCTTAATCAATCAGTTGATAATTGTATTAAAGTAAGAAGAAAGATAATAAGCAGAATATCTGAATTATTATTTTAGTATTATTGTATTATTATTTTAGTATTATATTATTGAAAGATTACAATTTTAAGTTATTTTAACATTATATAATAGTATCATAGGAAATAAAGCAAAGGACATTTAGTAAATAGCTAGGTGTCTTTTTTATTGTAAAGAAGTAAAGGAGTGATAACTGTAAATATGGATAATAAAGAATTAAGTCAACAGCAATTAAAAGCAATTGAGTTATTACTCAAAGGTACGAGTATTAACGATATTGCAACTATCACTGGTGTTAGTAGACAAACAATATCAACATGGAAGAATAAGAATGAAGTGTTTAAGGCTGAGCTTGACAAAAGCTTACAGGACTTGAAATCTGAGGTTAATAACAAGATACTACTTAATATAGAGCCATTAGTTGATAAGCTTGTTAGGATAGCCCTTAAGAGTAAGAGCGATAAGACTTCACTGGATGCTATTATATATGCTATCAATAGGTTGTGTGGAACTCCTACTAATAAAACACAGGAGATTACAGGCAACAAAGATAACGATAAAGATATTAATATAGATGAGTTGCTAAGCGAAATAAAAGAAGATAATAATAATTAAATGTATGGTATCGAAAAGTATACTTATGATACCATATAAAATATAACGTACTTAAGCCGTTTCAAAAGGATAAAATAAGAATAAATAGTATCGAAAATATATGTTGACATTTTGATACTATAAGAATATAATAAGATCATAAAGAAAGTTAGTGAGGGGGTAGGTTCTAAATTTGAACCTCTGTTCTCTGTAGCGACGGGCTACATAAAATTTTATTATATTTTTATAGTTGAAGGAGATGTCCATATGTTATATTTTGCATACCATAGAACCTCAACAGAGGATCAACATTTAGATAGAGGACTTAAAGAAATAAATGAGTTTATTGCTAATCATAATATTGAATTGGTTGGAGAAATATATACAGACCAATGCACAGGTAAAAATTTTGATAGACCGCAATACAAGGATTTAATGAAAGCTATGGATCTAGCAAGCCAAATTAATCCTGATGAAAAGATTTCTTTAATAGTTACTGAACTTGATAGACTTGGCAGAAACAAGCAGCTTACATTAAAAGAAATTAGAAAGATGCAAGACAACGGTATAAGGTTGATGGTTTTAGAGATTCCTACAACATTAACTGAACTTCCAAAAGACAATTCTATAGCAACCATGATAATGGAAACAATAAATAATATGCTAATAGAAATGTATGCTTCATTTGCTCAGGCTGAGTTGGAGAAAAAAGAGAAAAGGCAACGTGAAGGTATTGCAGCTAAGAAAGCAAGGGGCGAATGGGAGGATTATGGAAGGCCACGAGTATTAAACTTTGATAAATTCTGTAAGGAATATAAAAGAGTTCTTAACGGAGATATTAAACCGGTAGAATGTATGAAACTGTTAGGAATAACTAAGCCAACTTATTATAGATATAGAAAAGAATATGAAGAAAGTAAATTAATATAAAGTTAGCACTTAGAGTTTATCTAGGTGCTTTTATTGTGGGGTGAAATATATGTGTGAACATAAATGGGTATTCCAAGATTCAGTTTATAATTTTGAATATGGACGAGGTTCTTCAGGACAAGATCATTACAAAAGAATAGATACTTATTATTGTGAAAAATGTCTTACAACTAGAGAAGTAACCGCTAAAGATGAATGGAGCAGAGAAAAGCCATACTGGTGGAAAAATAATTAATCTGAGGTGATAACATGATATACTTTGATAACTTGAAATTTAATACAGAAATAAAATATGAGGTATATCTATTAAATAAGTATCTTAATAAACATTATGATTCCATAACTGCTGATAAACTTTTAAAAGCAAATAATAGTAATCTAGATAAATTAGCAAGGGCATTAGGCGAAAGAGATATAGAGTTTTTCTGTTTGTACTTTATGAGTGATATTTTTGTTGTAAAAGGTTTAAATGAAAATAATACAATGCCCAGGGATCACAAGCCTAATGTAGCTAGGCAATTATCAAAAGGTCATTACGAGTTATGGAATATAGCAAATGATATATTTGTAAAAGATGAATATGATAAAGTTGCTATAATTGAGCCACGTGGGTTTGCTAAAACTACTATATTTGATATGGCGGTATCTGTATGGCTACATTGTTATGAAAAATCTATGTTTACTCTTTTAGGAGCAAAAACAGATTCTGATGCAACACAATTCCTTGATTCTATTAAAAAAGTATTTAATGATAATACAAAGATAATTAAATGTTTTGGTAAACTAATTAATATTAAAGCAATAAAAACAAATGGTGAAAGATACACTGTAAATTCAAATGAGGTTGAGTTCACTAATGGAACTTATATCAAAACTGTTGGTTCTGGTACTTCTGTAAGAGGTAATAATTGGGGCGGTATTCGTCCTACTGTATTTATAGGTGATGATTTTCAAGATGAAAAAAATATTTTGACTGATGCAGCACGAGAAAAACAGTACTCTAAGTGGACAAAAGAAATTGAAGAGGTTGGAGATAAGGCTGTATTTAGAAATGGTAAAAAGATTAAATCTGCTACTAAAATAATTGCTATAGGTACTGTATTACATATCAATTGCTTAATGTCTAAACTATCTCGAAATAATGATTATTACACTATATTGAGAAGGGCAATACTCCTTGAAGATGGACAAACAGTTGACGATATTCTTGAAAGTGATCTATGGATACAATGTAAGAGGATTTATTTTGACGATAAGCTTAAGAAGGAAGAAAGAAAAGAAAAAGCAAAGCAATTTTATGAAGAACATAAGGAAGGAATGCAATTTAAAACTTTATGGGATGAAAAGTGGAACTGTTTTGATGATTTAGCGGTTAAATACTGGGAAAATAGACAGGCATTTATGAGTGAGCTTATGAACGATGCTAGTTCTATAGGTGAAAAGTGGTTTAAATCTGTTAGAACACAAACTACAGGGGAAATTGAAAGTCATGAATTTCTTAAAACTATGCTTTGTGCTGACCCAGCAAGTACTACAAATAAAAAATCTGACTATACTGCAATTGGAGTTGGTTCTAAAGCAACAAATGATTTTACGTATATAAGAGATTTAATTATGAAGAAATTAAGTTTTGAACAATATTGCAAGGAAGTTGTTGAAATGCTAGAAAGGAATTTTGATGTAACACATATAAACATTGAAAAAAACACATATCAGGGGGCAGATGTTGTTAAAATTAAAGAACTGATAGAAAAAAGTCCAATACTGAAAGACAAACAGTATGAATGGATTAATGAAATGCAAAGAAAAAATAAAGATGAAAAAATATCTACAGTTGTTGATCCAGTTAATAATGGCCAGATTATAATATGTTCTGATTGTGAGGATAGTAAAGCAGCTATTGAACAAATAAAAGACTTTCAGGGACAACTATATACTATACATGATGATATGATAGATTGCATTTCTGAACTTGAAACCAAAATTAAAACTATTGAAACTGTTAGTAAGGTTACTATTCTTGATAGAAGAAAATTTGGTTTGTAGGAGGTGATTAAAATTATAGATATAGATTTACTTAAAAAAGCTTATGAAGAATATAAAAATAATAAAATTACTTATGATAAGATGTACCAATATTATAAAGGTAATACTGATTCAATGGCTAATTATAAAATGGTTACTGAAAGGTCAAATAATAAAACACCAGTTAACTATATTAAGAAATTTATTAAAGAAGAAGTTAGTTATTCAGTTGGTAATGATGTAAATTATATTTCTAAGAGTGGAAATGAAAATATAGTAAATGATATAGATTACTATATTGACCATTGGAGTGAAGGACACGATAGCAATTTAACTAAAAATATGCTTATATATTCACTTGCGTATGAATTATATTATGTAGATAAAGAAGGACAATTCTCTAGTAAAATAATAAGTCCACGAGAAGGATATGCCGCCATAGATGATTTTGGTAACATATCTTTTTTTATGCACACATATAAACTTAAATTTGAAGATACAACTTATATTGACGTGTATACAGATAAAGAAATATTACATTTTGATGATGAGTTTGAGAAAATTAATAAACCTACAAAACATATTTTTGGTTCTGTGCCAGTGGCATTATGTCAATTAAGCGAAGAAGGTAAAGATGATACCTTATTTAAAGACTTGAAGGGTCTACAAGATGCTTATGAAACTAATTTATCTGATATAAGTAATGAAATAAGTGATTTTAGAAACGCTTATATGGTTCTTACAGGTGTACAGATAGATGAAAAGGACATTCCAAAAATGAAGGAACTTGGAGTTATACAAATAAAAACTAAAGATGGAAAAGCCGCATGGTTAATAAAAAATATCAACGATACATTTATCCAAAATACTTTAAATACTTTAGAAGATAAAATGTATCAATTATCTAGTCATATTAATCATAATGAAAAAATGCAAAGTAATTTAAGTTCTTTGGCACTTAGAGCAAGGCTCATAGCACTAGAAGAAAAATGTAAATTAAACCAAAAAGCCATAGCAGATTGTATAAAGACAAGACTTAAATTTTTATTTATATATTTAAAAGTTATTAAAAATATTGAATATGACTTTAGAGATATAAAAATTAAGTTCACACCTAATATTCCGCAGGATGATTTAATGACAGCACAAGTAATATCACAATTAGGTGATAAATTAAGTACCGAAACAGGTTTAAGTTTATTAAGCTTCATTGAAAATCCTAAAAATGAAATAAAAAAACTTAAAGATGAAAATCCAATAGACTTAGATAATATGGATTTTGGAGTTGATGAATAATGACAGATGAAGAAAAGTTTGTTGAGGGATTATATGATGAAGCTAATGAGCAGTTGAAAGAAGTTTATAAAGAACAAAAACAGAATAGAGATGAATTATTAAGAGAGATAGCATTAATTATGCTTACTTATACTATTATAGATGGTTTAATGAGCCTTAAGAGCAAAAATAAACGCAATGAATATAAAAGCTTATCCAAGTTAATTACTACCGCCACCCAGGGCCAAAAAGCTACTCAAACACGTGTTATAAATAATATTTTAAATAATACAGTTAAAAATACTTTTAATTTTTATTCTTATAATGTTGGTCTAAAAGATGTAAAGAAAATAATAGAAAATAATTTTAAAGGTAAACATTTTTCAAAGCGTGTTTGGGATAATGAAAAAAAAGTCGCAGAGCATTTGCACAAACAAGTTAAAAATTTTCTTGATGGTAAGGTAAATGTTAATCAGATAAAAAAAGATATAGAAAAGACATTTAATAGTAATGCTTATGAAGCTAGGCGATTAGTTGAAGCAGAAGTAAATAGGTGTGAGGATGAAGCTTTTAAAAAGTTTTGTAAAGAAACAGGAGTTAAAAGGGTAAGAAGAAATGAAGTATTAGATCGCAGAACTTGTTCTGAGTGTGCTGACTTAGATGGTAAAATATATGATTTAAGTGATGCGCCTGGAACTGTACATCCTTTATGTCGTGGATTTAATACTATAGAAGAATAAAATTTAAAATGTGTCTTTAGTCTTAAAAGGTTAAAGGGACAAATGGGAGGAAAGTAAAATGTTAAAAAAAGATTTATTAGAATTAATAAAAGATATTGAAGACGATAAAGATGTTGACGAAATATTAGCTACTTCTGAACTGGCAACTAAGTTTGGTGGTTTAGATATGTTTAAGCAGAAAATAAATACTGATAAAGATTTTAAATCTTTTATGGATAGTGAAAAGGACAAATATAATTCTAAGGCATTGGAAACATGGAAACAAAATAATTTACAAAGTTTAATTGATGAAAAAATTAAAGAATTATATCCAGAAGATGATCCTAAGGATTTAGAACTAAAAAAGTTACAACAACAGATGGAAGATATGAAGAAAGAGAAAATAAAAGAACAGCTAACTAATAAGGCCCTTAAGAAAATGACAGATGAAGGTTTGCCAACAGATTTGGTAAACTTCTTAGTGGGAACTGATGAAGATTCTACAGTCAAAAATATAGATTTATTTAAAGAAAAATTTACTGAAAAACTAGAAACTACAGTAAAAGAAAGATTAAAAGACAATAGTTATACACCACCAAGTGGAGGAAGTGATCCAGAAGGTGGTTTGGATTTTATAAGTGTAATAAAAGAAAATCAAGTGAAAAGAGATTAAAGGAGAGTGTGTAAAATATGACATATTTAAAAGATGAATTACAAGGTTTTGTACCTACTGAACAGGCAAATGGAATAATGAAAGATGTAGCGAGAGGTTCTTCTATACTTAGACTTTCCAAAGTTGAGCCTATGAAGTCTGATAAAAAGAAATTTTCTATAATGGTAGATGGTCCAGGAGCTTACTGGGTAGGAGAAACTGAAAGGATACAAACATCTAAGGCAGAATGGATATTCCCGGAAATGGAAGCTAAGAAATTAGCAGTTATAATCCCAGTAACAAAGGAAAAAATGAATGATACTACTATAAATGTATTTGGAGAAATGAGACTAGCGATAGCAGAAGCTTTTTATAAGGCTATAGATAGTGCTTGTCTATTTGGAACTAATTCTCCGTTTACTAAAAATATATTTGGAGTTGCTAATGATGGTGGAAATAAAATAGCATTAGAAACTAATGGTACTGGAAAGCTTGATTTAGATATATCTGATGTTATGGCTTTGGTTGAAGATGATGGATTAGATGTTAATGGTTTTGCTGGTCATTATGGGCTTAAAAATTCTCTTAGAAAATTAAGAGATGCTAATGGTAATGCTTTATTTGTTCCTGGTGTTGGACAAAATGAATTATATTCTAATCCTATAGAGTTCGTGAGAAATGGAGGATGGGATAAGAAGAAAGCTGAATTAATAGCTGGTAATTGGATGTATTCCTTGGTAGGCATGAGAGCAGGTATTGAATATGAAATACTTAAAGAAGCAACATTACAAAGTGTTACTATGGGAGATAATAAACCATTATCTTTAGCAGAGAATGACATGGTAGCAATAAAAGCTACAATGAGATTAGGTTTCTTGCCTATAAAAGATAAGGCATTTGCTTTATTAACACCAAAAGTACAAGGATAATGAGAGGATGTAAAATTCCTCATTATCTTAAAGGAGTGATTTAATGAAAAAATATACTGATGGTAAAAATACTATATATGCTACGGAAAAAGCATATGAGGTTTTATATAAGGATAGAGGATTTAAAGAAGTTGAGGAAAAGAAATCCACTAAAAAGTAGGTGATTAAATGACTAATGAGCAAAGAAAGGCTGTTTTAGTTATTAGGAACTATTTAAACAAAGATTTAGAAGATAATTATATATTAGAAAATTATGATTTAGCAGTAGAGCAGTTAATTAATAATGCTGCTAAATTAGAAAATATAAAAACACCAGGAGTTAAATCTATGAGTGAAGGAAATCAATCAGTGAGTTTTGATAGTAATCCTTGGACTATAACAGAAGATGTTAAAGCCCTATTGCCTATACCATACGTAAGGATGTGGTAGTATGGGAGTTTTATTTAAAAATGCAGATATTACTATATACAATAGGTATTATGACAATAATTTAGGTGCCGATATGTACCAAAGGGCAGTTATTGAAGGTGTTAATTGGCAAGGCAAAAGAAATGGAAGTGTAACAGATAAGGGACTATTATTAGCAGATAGTACCCTTATTTTTATTGATAAGCTAGATAAGTATGTATCTCCTAAAAAGTTTATGAAATTAACAGATGAAGAAAGAAAAAATCATTTTACTTTTAATGTAGGAGACAAAATTGTAAAAGGCATAACTGACTTTGAGGTAACAGGTGTCAAGCCCTATCGCATAGCTGATTTGGGAAATGAGTTTGATGATGTTATAGATATAAAGTCTGTAAATCCATTATCGGGTCATTTTGAAGTGGAGGGGGTATAGTGGCAACTAAGGTTAAAATTCAAATAGATAAGACAGAAAAAATTTTACTAAAAAGATATTTAAATAAAAATGGTCAAGCACAGGTTAAGTTTACTAAAGAAGTAGCTAAAGAATGTAACAACTATGTGCCCTTTCTTACTGGTAGATTAAAGGACATGAGTGTTGAATTAAAAATAGATAAAATAATTTGGAATGCTCCATATGCTGCTAAACAATATTATCTTAATAAAGGTGGAAATAGAGGAGCTTTAAGGGGTAAGTATTGGGATAAAAGAATGTGGAGTGATAAAGGAGATAAGATAGTACAAACTGTAGCAGAGTTTTGTGGAGGTAGGAGTAAATGATAATAGATTCTTTAAGAAATTATATAAGAAAATGCCCATATCTAGATACATTTAACAATGCCATAAGGGTAAATGTAAATTATTTAGCTCCAGACACTGATACTTATTCCATAGAAGAAATCCCAATAGAGCCTATAGTAAAAAAATACGTAAATGGAGATAGTGTAAGGCAATATGCTTTTATATTTACATCTAGAGAACCATATGGAGCAGATGTATTACAGAATATAGATAATAGCGGATTTTATGAAAAGTTTGCTGAATGGATAGAACAAAATAATAACAATGATATATTGCCAGTGTTAGAAAATAGCTTAGAGCCTTTAGAAATTAAAGTTACTAGCACTGGCTATGCTTTTGCTGTTACGGAAGATACAGCTCAGTTTCAAATACAATTAAAATTAAAATATTTTAAGAAAGGAGTGTAAAGCATGAAAGAACTAAATACCATTCAAAAAAGAGAAAAGCTAAATGATGTATATGTTTTAGATGAAAAAGGTAATGGTGGGGCACATCATATTTACATGATATGCAAACACAATAAAGATATTACAGATAATGTACTTGTAGATATAAACTTTCAAAATGGTCCTAGAAATGAGGAAAGTTTAACTTATGGAATACTCGATACTGACCTGTTAGAAATAGTAAGACATAGATTGCAATGTTTTCAAGCAGGGCCTTATTCAAGTAGAGAAAATGCTTGTGCATTAACACATATAGAAGAGGCTTTAATATGGCTTAATAGACGTGTTGAAAACAGAATATATAGAAATGTTTTAGGTACAAATAATAAATAAGAAAGGAATGATATGATTGGCAGTTAGAAAGAGAAAAATACAAGCTAATTACTTAGAAGTAGCAGGTGCATTTGAGTTACTAGGAACAGGCTTTACAGAGTTAAATGAAAGTCCTTCAGCCCAAACTACTAGTAAAAGGTATATAAATCAATCTAGTGCAAGTCAAAGTATCACTGGCTATGAATGGACAAGTGACTATACCGCTGACCAAATTAACAGTGAAAAAGCCATAGAATATATAAGAGAAATAGGAGAAATGCAAAAAACGGGGCCAGATACTGAAGCAGATTATTTAATAGTAGATTTGGATAAACCTGCGTCAACAGAAGGAAGTTATAGAGCTAGAAAAATAAAAGTTGCTATATCTGTAGATAGTTTTGAAGATAATGACGGAGATTTAGGGGTAACTGGTTCTTTCTTAGGGATTTCTGACCCAATATTAGGAACATTTGATACAAGTACCAAAGAATTTGTAGAAAGTTTTACACCTAAAACAGAAGGAACAACTACAGTTGAGGAGGGTAAATAATGAAAATTAATGGAGTGGAATTAAAAGATTTAGATATTTTAGACCTAGAAATAGCTGAAAAGTTTGAAAAGACAATAAAAGGTGTTGAAGGAATAGCTGAAAAAGTAAAGGATATGACAATAGCTGAGAGTATTAGAACTCAATGCACTGCTATTTTCAAAGTATTCAATGATTTGTTTGGTGAAGATACAGATAAAAAAATATTTGGGAATAAAGTTAATTTATTAACCTGTTTACAAGCTTTTGACGAACTTATAACTCAAGTAAATACATCTCGTGCAGAGGTTGAAAAAATAGCTAATAAATATTCTCCTAATAGGGTAGCTAGAAGAAAGAAAAAATAATGAATATGTTAATAGATTTAGTACCAACTACAATTGAGATAGAGGATGTGGAATATGAAATAAATAGCGATTTCCGCACCTCTATTTTATTTGAGCTTTTAATGCAAGATAATGAACTGAGTGAAGAAGATAAGATTATACAAGCCTTACAACTTTATTATCCTGTTATACCACCTAATATTAATTTAGCTGTAGATAAAATGTTATGGTTCTATAGATGTGGCAAGGACATGATACCTTCTAAAGGTACTGGAAAAGGAAAAAGTACACAAATATATAATTTTGAATATGATGATGACTATATTTATAGTGCTTTTTTAGACCAGTATAGAATTGATTTACAGGATATAGAATACTTACATTGGTGGAAGTTTAAGGCCATGTTTAAAGCCTTAAAAGAAGATAATGAGATAGTAAAAATAATGGGATATAGGAGTATGGACTTATCCAAAATAAAAGATAAAGAGGAGAAAAGTTATTATAGGAAAATGCAAGAACTTTATAAGATTCCAATCGCTAAAGATGAAAAAGATAAATTAGAAGAAATAAATAATATCTTGCTAAATGGTGGAGATGTTGGTAACCTATTGTAATATATTCCTTATGTATTGTATAATTGTGGTACATATTACATAAGGGGGATTTTAAAATATGAAAAAGAATTTAGTAATTATTTTTTTATGCACAATTATAAGTTTAAGTCTTGTAGGATGTGGATTTACTGAAGGAGTTAAAAAAGGAGCTGAAGATGCAAATAAAAAAGATAATACTAAAGTAGCTGAAGATGCAAAAAAAGATGTTAAGAAATTTAATGTTGATTGGGCAAAATGTATAGAAGATACTAAGAAGGAATTAACTAATCAAGATAATTTTGATTTTGTAAAAGATGTTTATATAAAAGTAGAAGATAATAAGATAACATTTACTGCTGCTTTAGCTGATGCCACAAATGATAAAGTAGCACTTGATTTTGCAGATACAATGTTAAGAAGATTTAATGCCAACGCTCAACTTCAGGATAGTTCTATAAAGGGCGGAGAGAAAAATTATTTAGGTGGTCTATATGATACCTATGATATAAGCATTGGAATTGCTCCATTGAGTAAAACAAATAGTCAAAAAGATTGGTACGTTTTTGATGCTATTTCTAAAGGCGTACAAAGAGAGCCTAAATTACAAAAATAATATATAAAGTAAACTGCACTTACATTAGTAGGTGCTTTTTTAATGAGGTGATTAATATTGAAGAAATAAGATGTAAAAATTGCAATCAGTTATTGTTAAAAGCTGATGAAGTTAAAGGGGAGATTAAATGCCCTAGATGTAAAAGAATAAATAAATTAGATTATTCAAAAGACAGAGCTTAGAGCCACACCATAGAGTAGTGAGCCAATGCCTGCTTTTTTTATTTTATAGAAAAAGGCAGGTGAGAAATATTGGCAGATGGAAAAATTATAATTGATACTAAAATTGATAGTAGCGGTGCTGAAAAAGGATTGCAAAAAGTAAAAGCTAGTGTTAGAAGTCAAGCAGCTAGTTTAGCTGCAGAATACCGAAAACAAGGTATGTCTGCAAGTGAAGCTATGAAAAAAGCATGGTCTGAAATTGAGCGAGATTCAGATTCAAAATCTCAAAAAACAGCATTAAATTGGAGGAATGGTTTAAGTAGTATTGCCAAAATTGGCTTGCAAACATTTAAAGTAATAGCATTAGCAGCAGGAACGGCTTTAATGGGATTAGGAGCCTATGCTATTAAAGTTGGTTCTAACTTTGAAGAAGGTATGTCCAAAGTTTCAGCTGTATCCGGAGCTACCGGAGAAGACCTTAAAAAACTAACCGAAAAAGCTAAAGAAATGGGTGCTAAAACAAAATTTTCTGCAACAGAGAGTGCGGAGGCCATGCAATATATGGCCATGGCTGGATGGAAAACTGGCGATATGTTAAATGGTATTGATGGAATAATGAACTTAGCTGCTGCTAGTGGGGAAGATTTGGCTTTAGTATCCGATATTGTTACGGATGCACTTACTGCCTTTGGAATGTCTGCTAAAGATAGTGCTCAATTCGCAGATTTATTAGCTAGTGCTGCAAGTAATTCAAATACTAACGTTTCAATGTTAGGTGAATCTTTTAAATATGTTGCTCCAGTTGCAGGTGCTTTAGGACATAGTGCCAAAGATACGGCCTTTGCACTTGGCTTAATGGCTAATGCAGGTATAAAGAGTAGTCAATCGGGTACAGCACTTAGAGCTTCTTTAACTAACTTAGCTCATCCAAGTAAAAATATGGCGGCGGAAATGGATAGATTGGGTATAAGTTTAACTGATTCAAATGGAAAAGTTAAGGAAGGTAAGGCATTGTATGATGAGCTGAGACAAAAATTCAGTGGATTAAGTGATGCTCAAAAAACTCAATCCGCAGCAACTATTTTTGGTAAAGAGGCTATGAGTGGTATGTTAGCTATAATAAACGCTTCTGATGCAGATTACAAAAAATTATATGAGAACTTAAGTAATTGTGACGGTGCCGCAGAAGACATGGCTAACACAATGAATGACAATTTAAAAGGACAGATTACTCTTTTAAGTTCCGCTTTGGAAAGCTTGGGAATCGAATTATATGAAGGCGTTAATAATCCAATGAAAGAAGTTGTTAAAACTGCGAATGAAATGGTGCAACAACTTACAACTGCTTTTAAAGAAGGTGGCTTAACTGGTTTAGTAACTGAATTGGGGAATGTATTTGCCACTATAATAACAAATATAGCAGCTCAATTGCCCCAAATGATTAATTTAGCAGTACAAGTAATACAAAGTTTTATAACAGGTATACAAAATAATTTACCATTAATAGCAACGTCTGCAATACAAATAATACAAACTCTTATAACTGGATTTATAACGGTACTTCCACAAATAATACAAGTAGGATTACAGTTAATTATTCAGTTAGGTATAGGAATAGCTCAAGCAATACCAACACTTTTACCGCAAATTATAAATGTTGTTATAGGTATTGCAGATATGATTATAGCTAATATAGGAACTATTATTAATGTAGGAATACAAATATTAATTGCTTTAGTGCAAGGATTAGTTCAAGCTTTACCACAATTAATACAGGAAGTTCCTAGAATAATAAATGAATTTTCAGGGGCGATATTTGCTCAACTTCCAACCATAATTGTAGCAGGTGTCAAAATAATATTAATGCTTATAAAAGGATTAATACAAAGTATACCTACTTTAATAGCTAATATACCGCAGATTATAATGGCTATATTTAATGCATTAACTTTGTTCAATTGGGCAAGTGCTGGGAAAACTCTTATAACTAAAGTAGGTAGTGGTATAAAAGGCATGAAAGGTAATATAGGTAATATTGCTAGAGGTGTAGCACAAGGTGTAAATAATGCAATTAAAAGTATATTTACAGGTGGCTTAAATATAGGTCGTAGCTTAATGACTAATTTAGGAAGTGGAATTAGGAGCTTGGCTGGAAGCATAGCTGGAACAGCTAGGAATATAGGAAGTTCTGTTGTAAATTCTATAAAAAACGCATTTGCGGCAGCTCCTAGTATAGGAAGTAATTTAATTAGAGGTATATGGAATGGTATAAGCAATATGGGAAGTTGGATCATGGGTCTTATAGGAAATTTTGCTTCTGGAATTATAGCAGGTATTAAGGAAAAGTTTAAAATACATTCACCTTCTAGAGTTATGAGGGATGAAGTGGGTGTAATGCTTGCGAAAGGTATTGGCGTAGGTGTAGATATAGAAACTCCAAAAGTGACTAAAGATATATTGGATAATATGGATAATATAACTGCCAAAATGCAAGCTGCTGTATACCAAGAACAAGCTAAAACATCAAGAGCAATGACCGCTGGAGTTAATAAGACTATAAATAATACGAATGAAACAGTTACTAATAACGATAATGGACTAACTTTAAAAGTTGATAAATTTATAAATAATACAAAACAAGATATAAAGGATATAGCCGAAGAACTTGAATTCTATAGAAAACGTAATTCATTAGCGACAGGAGGAATATAATGGAAACTGGATTTATTTGGAAGGATATTCATAGTAATGAGAAGGGATTGAAGATTATATCCCTTCCTAATATTACAACTCCAGAAAAAAGAGAGGAAAAAATAATTATTCCAGGAAGAGATGGATATTTAACACAAAGTGATGGGGGTTATGAAGGTGAAGTTAAACCTGTAGAATTTGATATTAAACATGATAACTTTGACGAAATTAAAACATGGTTAAATGGGAGTGGAGAAGTTATATTTTCTAATGAGCCAGATAGATATTACAAAGCCAAAATAATTAATAAGTTGGATTTAGCTAGGGTTCTTGAAAAGTTCCATAGTGGAATAATACAATTCGATTGCCAACCATTTGGTTATTTACAAAAGGAAGTAATACAAATAATTACTCCAACTACTATTTATAATCAAACTAATAAAGATTCTGAACCTTATATAAGGGTTTATGGTAGTGGAACTATAACATTAAATATAAATGATAAAGTTATTAAATTTACTAATGTTGAAAATTATATAGAAATAGATTCAGAATTAATGGAGTGCTATAAAAATAATACACCTCTAAATAATCATATGTATGGTGAGTTTCCTATATTTCAGGTAGGAGAAAATAAAATAAGCTGGACAGGTAATGTATCTAAAATAGAAATAACTCCGAGATGGAGGTGCTCGTAGTGATTACACTTTACAATGAACTAGAAACTAATTTTGAACATAATGGAATAGGAATATTAAAAGACTGCTTAAAATGTGAAACGCACAGAGATTTGAGTGGTCTTTTTTCTTTAGAATTAGAATATCCAATACATTCTAAAATGGCTAATAAAATAGAAAAATTCATGATAATTAAAGCTCCAACTCCAACAGGTTTACAATTATTTAGGATACAAGAAAGAGAAAGAGATTTAGGAACAATAAAAATTAATGCTACACATATTTTCTTTGACTTAGTTAGAAATTTTATAGCTGACACTAACATAATAGGAAAAACAAGACTTGAAGCAGTGCAACAGGTACTGGATAAGACTTTAACTCCTCATGAATTTATAGTTGAAGGTGATTATGGCGGGAAACAAAATAATTGTAGAATAGTAAGATATAACCCAGTAAAGGCTTTATTGGGTGATGAAGATAATACAATTAAAAATAGATGGGGACTTGAGCTTGACTTTGACAACTATAAAATTATAGCTAAAGAAAAAATAGGAAAAGAAACAGGAGTGCTAATTGCATATAAAAAAAATATGCTAGGTATTACTGAAAAACTTGATATGAGTGAAGTTGCAACCAGAATAGTACCACAAGGAGCAGAGGGGCTGTTATTGCCAGAGTATTATATTGATAGCCCTAATATTGGAGCTTATTATCAACCTTTAATAGCTCATGTTAAATTTGATGAAATAAAAGTAAAAGAACAGCCTACAGAAGGGGAAGAACCTACAGAAGATAGTGAAGGGTTTGAAACCAAAGAAGAGGCATACGCTGAAATGAGAAAGCAAGTTAATAGATTATTTACAGAAACTAAAATAGATATACCTTACTTTAACTACGAAGTTGAATTTGAGGAATTAGGCAAAACAGAAGAATATAAACAGTTTAAAGCTCTCGAAAATATTAACATTGGTGATACTGTAACAGTTAGGCATGATGAATTAGGCCTAGATTTAAATGGTAGAATAATAGCATATGATTACAATTGCTTATTAAAAAAATATATAAAAATAGAATTGGGTATGTCTAAAAAAGATTTAACATTAACTATAAAACAAGCTATGGCAGAAATTCAATTCACTAAAGAAAAAATAGAAATGGAAGTTTCCAATTTAGACAAAAGTTTAAGTAGCAAATTAGAAATAACAGAAAAACATATAATGACAGAAGTTAATGATGTCAATAGAAGTTTAAATAGTAAAATAGAACAAACAGCAGAAACAATAACATTTACAGTTAATAATCAAATATCCAATGTAAATAGTAAGATTGAACAACAGGCAGATAAAATAAATTTGGTTGTAGATGGTGGAGGAAGTATAAAGGCTGCACAAATTGCTTTAGCTATAGCTAATGATAGCAGTTCTATTAATATGTTAGCTGACACTATAAATTTAATACCAAATAACGGAGTAATAAATTTTAGTAATGGTACAAGTATAGATACTAGAGATAGTTCTGGTCAAAATAGAGACAACTTTATAAGACTAAGGGCAGATAAATATCACTATGTTTGCGTGGATGCTAACGACGGGGCTATAAGTTTATTTTTCCCAGGCGGTGGCGGTTCACATGCTTACTGGACTTTCAAAAAAGACGGGCTGTACAAAGATGGGGTAAAAGTATTATAAGAAAGGAGTGATTATATGGATAAAAAGTTTAATTTACTTATAGACACAAAACGAACAGGTTTCAATGCCGTAAGAGGATTAAAACAGGGGGACAATAATTCTATATTAAATGTTACTTTAGCACAGAATAGTGTCCCTTTTGATTTAACTGGAACAACTATAAGAATAAACTATAAAAGGCCAGACAGTAAAATATTCCTCCAAATGGGAGATGTGGTTAATGCTACAGATGGGAAAGTAAAAATAAATATACTTACTAAAGCATTAGAAAGTATAGGAGAAGTTAAGGCAGATTTAAGTATTTTTGATAAAGATAATAGGAAAATAACAAGTGCAACATTTTCTATGTTTGTAGATGGTTCTATATATAGAAATGACTATTTAGAACCAGAAGATTTAGATTTAATACAAAGTATTTGGGTTGAAGAAGATAAAAGAATTAAACAAGAAAATACCAGAAAATTAAATGAAGAAAATAGAGTATCTAATGAAAGCATTAGAGAAAAAAATGAAAAAGATAGAACTGATAAAGAACAGTTAAGGGAATTAGTAGAAGAACAAAGGCAAGACAATGAAGCAGGAAGAGAAGCAAATGAAAATAAAAGAGTTAAGAATGAAAAAACTAGGTTAGAAAATGAAAGTAAAAGGGCAGAAAATGAGGAAAATAGAATTGCTAAAGAATCTGAAAGAGTAGAAGCAGAAGAAGAAAGAAAAACAAATGAAACAACTAGGCAGCAAGGATATGCCAACATGGAAGATACTATAAATAATTTTTCTGTATGTGAAGAATTTGATTTAACTAAAAAATATAAAAAATTTAATCGAGTAGTTTATAATGGGAGTTGCTGTGAATGTTTAAAAGATTGTACTAACATATATCCAGTTAGTGCAGAATATTGGATATGTATAGCTACAAAAGGTAAAGATGGGTTAGGCAGCGGAAATATGCATACAGATGATTATGATAAAAATCAGAATGGTATAGTAGATAAGGCTGAATCTATAACAGATGGATTTATAACATATAACGTAACAGATATTAATAATAAATTTAATACTTTAAATGCAAATGACCAACATGCTAGAGAAGAAATAATAGATATTAAACTTAAACTAAAAGAGAAACTAGCAGTAGATTTTATAAACAAGTCAGGAATAGGATTCTTTGATACATTTGAGACAGATGAATATATAGAATCTACAACAGCAAAATGGAATAAAACTGACACAACAGTAGACTTTAGCAGTCCAGAATCAGAGCAAACAGTTTACCAGGCAGTAGAAAACTCAGATACAATCGAACTAGTAGGCGACCAATTAAGTGTGGGAGATAAAATAAAAGTAGGGGATAAACTAATAACAATAGAGGAGGTACTATAGTATGGAGTATATAGGAATTGAAAAGTTCGGTACTTTGTTCCTTAATAATATAGCTCAATCTAGGTCTAGTAGGCCATGGTGGTCAAATAACTACCCGGGAACTTTATCAGAACGAGGTAAAGGTACTATTCCTACACTACCATCAGATGGTACTGTTCAACTTAGAGATACACAGCGAGGGTCAGAAATACAATGGATTCATATAGCTGATAAGAGCAAACATATTTATATTAGTGACCAAGTCTTGGTAACAAAAATATCATGGAACTATTTAAATGAGCGTAATATGATATATGGAACACCAGTTACAATAGATGGAAAGAAATATAAGTTAAGAGTACCGACAGGTGGAGAAGCAAAAAATACAAATAACCCTGGCACAATACCTACCGATAACGAATGGGATACACTAGTACAGAATACAGCAAACATAATAGGATTACCAAAACCAACCACTGAAGACCTTATAAATAACAACACCTATGGACAACTAGACGGCGCACACAACCAACTATGGAATTGGTGGGGAGTAAGTACTATATGTCAAGAACTATCCAATAACTCAGTAGATACTAAAATGACAAGAGGAGACTCTAGCGCAGTAGGATTCACAGGTTATGCAACTTCCTATGTAAAAGAAGCATTCGGTTGGCGACCAGTGTTAGAATACATCGAAACAGACCCACCAGAAAAACCAGAAATAATATATCCTGTAGGAACTAATGAAAAACCTGAGGTTGTAATGGATGACCCAATTATAATCAAGACAGAATTTAACAACCCTAGTGGAGAATTTAACACTATGCCTGTAAGGGTTATGGATATGACAACTGATGCTGAAATAAAATACGCAATATCATCTAGCTTAGACTATTGGATAACTTACCCACTAATTCTTGGACACTTATATCGAGTATCTTTAAGTCATATAAACACAGCAAAACAAGAATCGGAAGTCGCAACAACATACTTCATATATGGTCAGCTAAATAAATACAAACTATCAGAACCAATAACAGTAAAACAATATGACAAGCTAAAATCATACACAGGCGGGGAAACCTTAGAAATGAAACCACAAACATTCCCAGAAACAGAAAACTCCAAAGTAAGACTAGTACCAAAAACTATGAACAGCATCCAGGCGGGGAAAACAACAACAACTAAAGAACTAGAATTTACAACAGCAACAAAAACGCCAGTAATAGGAGATAGATTGATTAAGGATAATGAAATATATTCAGTAGCAGGATTAGAACAAGGTGTAGCATATACTAACATCGACAAAACAGTATTAACTAGGACTTCAGTCGGAGTAGGTAAACTAGCTTTTGGAAATAGCTTAGGGTCAAAAACTTACACCTACAAAGGGAAGTTCTATGTAGCAATCTATGACGAGAAAGTAAAAGTATTTGAAATAGATATGGCAACAGGTGATTATTCTGCGGTCATGGTTACAGATATAACTAGCGAAAAGAACTTTTCACTAGTAGGATTTGATGATAAATTAGTTCTAGTAGCTTCAGAGGGTACTAGCCTAACATTTGCTAGATTTGATATAACTAAAAGACAAACAAGATACTCTAGTATCGGTACAGGACATAATACCAGATATTTAGATATGGCATATAATAACGACACTAAACAATTAGGGGTTGTATTAAAGGCATCGAAACCAGGAGAAACAACATATATAATTACAGCTTACAGATTTAGTTTAACAGATTTTGAAACACCAAACATGGCAGTGTTAGAAAATAAAACAATTGAGGATTACCATATACTAGATCAGACAAGTAACCCAACTATATGCTACACACATTCGATAGATAATAATTCAATAAACATTGTGTATGCAAAGGAGACTTCATACCTAGCGTCTAGCTTAGTTGAGGTTAAGTGGAAAGATGGGTCGGTAACGGTCGATAACAACTTATGGAATATACCATCAAAGCCTAATGATATTAAGATGCACGAACAATATATCTCGGATGTCGATAATAAACCAAGCAAGGCTATATTAGTAGCTTACCGAAACACCTCATCAAATACGGAAATGATAATCACATTATTAAAAGGTTCTTCTGGTGGCTATGTAGTAAGGAAACTAGCTAGTCCCGACTATACAGTAGTGGACATGCGAATAACTAGGGATAGAGAACATGGATATATATTACTATTACGTTCATACAACAATGGGATATTCAAGTATACTACGAAAACACTCAACGGCTCTTGGTCAACACCAGAACGATTATTAGCTTTATCGGGAACAAGTTCAGAACAGGTATTGGATATTGCGGAATTTAATCCATATGCATATGGAACATATCCAGGAATAATATACACAGAATATAACACAACAGAACAGAAAGCTACACTAAACTTAAAATCAGACTACACTATGGAAAAACCAAAAGCTAATAAAGTCATCTTAGATAAACCAATAACAGCCCAGACGGGGGATAAAATAAAATTCTTAGACTATGATATAGAAGTAAAAGCAGGAGAAGAAACAGCAACAATAACTCCGACAGATATAACAAATGACTATTATGAATATGAAGCCGAGTTTGAGAAGAAGCAAGAAGAAAGAAAAGTTACAGTAGTGGGGAGAAACTCAAAACTCACAACATTATATTACTATAATTATTAGGAGGTACAAAATGGGAGTTGTAATCAACCATTCAGTTATAAATCAAATAAAAGAAGAAGGAAAAAACAATTTGGCTAAAAATATGCTATTAAAAGAATTGGCTAGTTTAAGATTAGAAAACAAAGAAAAAGATTTAATAGCTAAAAATTTAATGCAACAATTAGCAGAAATAAGATTAAATTTAATAGAAAAGGAAGGTAATTAATATGAGTAATGGATTTAATTTTTGGGAGATGTGTTTTAGTTTTGGAGCAGTAGGAGAAGATATGCTTAAAAGAGCAGTTGATCTTAATGATTTAACTAAAGAAGAATATAAAACTATTACAGGACAGGAATTTATACAATAACTAAATAAATTTATAAAGGCAAAACAGGGACCATATAGGTCTTTTTTATTTTGCCTATTTTTAATTACTGGAGGTGTAATGTGGAATTAAAAGTCTGCGAAGAAAAGCATAAAAGGTTAGATGAAAAAATAAATGTACATGATATTAGGATTAATAATCATTCAGAAAGAATTGATAAGATAGAAGTAACATTAGCAGAAAGTAAGGCAGATATTAAAAACTTATGTAAAGATATTAGAAATCTAACAAGCATATTAAAATGGTTATGTACATTAATGGGAAGCTCTTTAGTGGCTTTCTTTTTTTATGCAATTCAACACAATTTATTTAAATAGAAAGGTGGTTATATAATATGAAAGAAAATAATATGGATTTTCTAAAACAGTTCTTACAGATAAAAAAGATTATAGCATTACTAACTACTATAGTATTTTGTATTTTAGCATTAAAAACTAATATATCAAGTACAGAATTTTTAAGTGTATTTACATTAATAATAGGATTTTATTTTGGACAAAGTTCAGCTAGACAAGCAGTAAAGGAAAGTAAAGAGCAGGAATAAACCTATTCTTTTTTTATATTAAATTTTAGGAGGAATGTTTTATGTTATTTAATTTAAACCCAGGACACACATTAAGTGGTGGAGATGTAGGAACTCGAGGAATAAATGGATTAAAAGAAGAAGTATTAACAAGGCAATTAGTAGGGGAAATAGATAAGGAATTAAGAGGTAGAGGACATAGCACTAATATATGTAGAGTAGATTATGCATCAACATTACAAGAAAGTTTAAATAAACAAGTAGCTTTATGTAATTCAGTAAATGCAGATTTAAATATTTGCATACATTTTAATACTACAGTAGGTGGTTATGGATCAGAAGTGTATACTTATGGTGGTAAATATTTAGTAGAAGCAGATAGAGTATTAAAGCAATTAAATAATTTAGGTTTTAGAAATAGAGGAATTAAAGACCAACCTTTAGCACTAACTAAAAGAACTAAAGCCAAAACAATTTATATAGAAGTATGTTTTATAGATAGTTCTGGAGATGTAGCTATACTTAATAAATATGGAATGAATGGAATTGCCAAAGCAATAGTAAATGGTGTGTTAGGGGTATCTTCAAATGTAACACCTACACCAAGTCAACCATCTACAAATAATAGTAGTTGGATTAATTTAGATGGTAAAACAGGTACAATAAATACACCGAGTGGTGTAAATATTAGAGAAAAGAAATCTACATCTAGTAGAATATTAGGTGCTTTACCTAATGGATCAAAAGTACAATTATACCGTAAAGAAGGAGATTGGATACATATTTATTATCCTCCACATGGGGGTTATGTCTATGGGAAATATGTAAGATATTAAATTTAGAAGGTAGTTCCTTAATTGGAACTACCTTCTTTTTTATTGACAAAGCATAGAAAATATATAGTACATTTTTAGTATTTGCAATTACAAAATATTTATTTAAAAAATCAAAAGGAATTTTTTAACATATGTAAAATACTAAGTATAATAGTTTGCTATAAGTTAAATATATATCTCCCAAAAAAGAACCCCAATAAAAAGGGGTTCTTTTTTATGAAGTTTTTACATAGATTAGTATAGTGTTCACTATTTTTATTATATCCAGTATATATAAATTTTAATCATATGAAGGAATTATGTAATATATGTAGAATGATATAGATTAAGTTCGCAACTATGCTTAATCAATAAACACTCGATCATATTAAACCCCTGGAATAATATCCAGGGCCTTTTTATAGGTAAATTATACAGAAATAGTGACTGTACTTAACAGGTATAGTATATTATATTCAAGTAATAGTTATTTGGTGTAATTTAGGAGGAATATTTTTAGTTTTATAGAATATTAAATATAACGGCTTACCAATAATTTAGGCAACCTCCTTGCTTAAAAAAAAGAACCCCAATAAAGGGGTTCTTTTTGCATGGAATTATATATATATATATATTGGTGCTATGTTTTGGTCTATTTTTATTATATCCAGGTATAATAATCTTAATCATGTACAGAGGAATTATATGAAATATGTAGAATGATACAAATTAAGTTCGCAACTATACTTAATTACATAAGCACTAAGTCATAAACTTAAAGCCCCGGGGTAAACCAGGGCTCTTTTTAAAATTGCTCTTTACTACCTTTTTTCATTTATATTAAGATATTCCATTAATCCAGCCTGCAATATTTGCGAAAAATTAACTTTGTTTTCCTCAGCCACTTTATTCAACCATGAAGGTATTGTCAATGTTTTTTTTACTGCTTTATTATCGTATTTTTTTAAAACATCTTTTAAATTCAATTTAACTAATATCAATGTTTCATTATTTTCTAAAGTTAAATTATCTACGTTTGTAGGCTCTGATATTTCTTTTTTATCTTCCCATAAGTCAAATAATTCTAAACTTAAAGCGTCCTCCGCCATAATATATGCTTCTTCTACACTTTCGCCATAAGTTATTATTTCATCAAAATCAGGAAATGAAACATTATAATCAGTTTCTGCCAATTTAGTTATTATAGCAGGAAAAATATAATTTTCTTTGTACATTTTGTACACTCCTTTAAATATTAATTTTTATAATATATTTTATCTATCACAGTTAGGACTATTTAAGCCCTAACTGTTTAAGTATTTTGTTTAAAGTTCCTATAGGTATATCTTTACTACCATGGTAGGGAATTATTACTGTTGAGTTATCTCTTATAAGCTTTATATGAGAACCTCGTTGAGTTTTAATTTCCCACCCTATGTTTTGTGCTTGTTTTATCAATTCTTTTGCATTCATTTTGTCCCCCCTTTATATATATTATATCATACGTATAATACGTATGCAAGTGATTTTAAAAATTATTTTATGTAAATTTATAAAAGTTATATAAAATACCAATATTTAACGTTATGTATAAAATATTGGTAAGTATAAATCATATGTATAAAGCCAACATACAATTAACATATTTTTTATTATAATATCGGCGGTTCATATTCCACATGTGGTTAATTCTACGGATATAACAATACTATAGTTATTAATACTTTATAAATAATATTATTAATATATACTAACTACTACAACTAACTAAATTACTATATACCTAAAGGTATACTATAAAATAATAGTTTGTGGTTAGCTTGTCAAGTTTAAATTCATATAAAAAAAGATAACCAACTTTATACTGGTTATCTCTTGTCGTATTCTTTTAATACAAGCTCTAAAGCTTTATCAAATAATTTAGAAATAGGGATTGAAGTTTCAGCTGATAACTCCTTAAATTTTTTTAGTAATTCTTTATCAAATGTACTAGAATAACGTTCTCTAGTAACTAAAGTATCTTTTTTATTTCCCATAAGAACCTCCTAAGAATTAGATCATATCAATATTATATCATATAAGTTGATTAATTATAATTAATATTAATTAATTTTTTTGAAAAAATAGGTTGATTAATGTTAATCAATGATGTATACTAAAACCAAGTTAATTAACATTAATCAACTATCATTAACCAAGGAGGTAATAGCATGGAGACTAGAGGATTTAGTCAAATAGATAATAAATTAATATTCGATTTAGGTTTATCAGGGAACGCATTTTTGCTTTATGCTAAGATACAACATCATATAAATAAAAAGAATTTTAAATTGAATAGAGAACATATAAAATCCATTAGTAGCTATGGAGAAACTGCCTTTAGAAAAGCATGGAAAGAACTTAAAGATAAGGGAATACTTATACAAACTAAAAAAAGAGTTAAAGGAAAATTTGTATATGAATATGATTTAAATTTCAAAGTTGAACCTAAAAAGCAAAGGGAAGAAGAAGTAAAAAATGCTCCAATGAAAGGCAAACCACAAAAACCAGTTGATAGTGATGGTAATGCTCCAGTAGAAGGACAAATATACGTAGGTGATGTGTTAGAGGATAAAGAAGAAATTGGAACTGAAAATATAGCAATAGTAACTCAAGAAACTAGATTTAATAAAAAAGAATCACATGAGCTTTTAAAGGCAGCTAATAATGATGTTGCTAAAGTAATTGAATGTCACAAATACTCTTTAAGCCAAGGTAATGTAAAGAATATATTTAACTATACTAAATGGAGTATTAAAAATAATAAAACCTTAAATAGTGTGCCTGAATCAAATGTTAAAGTAGACAAATTTAATGATTATCCTCAACGTGATTATAATTTTGCATCACTTGAAGCGGCACTGCTAGGGTATAAAGTTGAAAGTTTATATAATTAGCAGGAGGTTTTAAAATGAAAAATGTAAAAGAAAAGATAAACAGTATATTAGAATATGAAAAAGAAATTAAAGAAATGAGAGACTTTTATTTTTCCAATAGAAATAATGAAAACTTAAAAGATATTGAAAAACTTAATATAGAATTAAGAACAATAAAAACAATAAAAGGACTTTTAAATATATAAGGAGGATTTTAAAAATGAAAATAACAGTTGTAGATTTAGGAAATATAAATGTTAAATATGTAGGGGAGAATAAAGGTAGATTTAGCAGTAAAATAACCAATGATTACCAAAGTTATGAGGAAGGTTTTCAAAGAGTAGAATATAATGGCATAAAAACATATATAGGGGTAGGAGAACTCTCAAGAGAATTTAATAAAGCAGATAGAGATTATATGGCTCAATTGCTTTATTCTCTAGCAAAAGCTAATACAGCAGATACAAAAGAAATAAATTTGACTTTATTATTGCCAATAATCCAAATGAAGAATAAAACTAGATTAATAGAAACCCTTAAAGGGGAAAATTTTAAATTTAAATTTAATGGTATAGATAGAGAAATAAAAATAAATGATTTAATGGTACTGCCAGAGGGATATGCTAGTTACTATAGTTTAGATATTGAGAATAAGAAAGGGGATGTATGTATTTTAGATTTAGGATCTAGGACTATTAATATATGTGTTTTGGAAAATGCTAAGATAGTAAAAACTAATACAATTAAGTTAGGATCTTTTGATTTCTATTCTAAAATAAAAAGCTTGGAAAATGCTAAAGGTGAGGATTATATAGAGGAAGATATTCAACGATTAATAGATAATGGATTAATTAAAGTAGATAGTAAACAATATATTGAATTTTTAAGTGATATATTAAATGCGGTAAAACCATATGTAAATTTAAAAACATATAATACAATATTTACAGGCGGTACAAGCTTAATGCTTAAAGAATACATAGAAAAGCTACCTTTAAATAAATTTAAAGTACATCCCAATGCACTAACTAGTAACGTAGATGGAGCTATGGAAGCTTCTAAAAAGGTGTGGAATAATGGCAATAAGTAAGAATAGTAGAAGAATCCAGTTTACTCTTAATACAGATAAAACTAAAGAAAAAGAAATTATAAAATTCCTTGATGGCTGCTTAAATCCTAATGTAGCCATCAAGGAAATAATTTATAATTATATAGTGAGTAACTGTGAGTATAAGTTGCCACAAGTTACTGACTCAAAAGTACCTCAAAGTTACACAAAGTCACTAAAAGTGAGTGACTTTGATAATAGTATGGTGAGTGATGGTGATGGTAAGTCAGTAGAAGTGAGTAACTGTGAATCAGATTTACTCGAAGTGAGTGAATTAGAACAAAATGAGTTAGATGAATTAAGTAAATTTTTATAAAAGTAAACTCTAGAGGGTTAACCTTTAGAGTTTTTGTTTGGGTAAAAAATTCCTAGATTATTATATGATTACTTTTTACATTCGAACAGAGCTTTAGTATTAACGTTTAATTCTCTAGCGATTTTACATAAAACAGATAATTTAATATCATATTTATTATTTTCTAATTCACAATAATAATTTTGGCTCATTTCAATCCTGTGAGCTAATTCTTTTTGTGTTAATTTCTTTTTAATTCTATACTTTTTTATCTTTAGTTTATACATAAATATCACCCAAAAATAATTATAAAATAGCAATATTACTAGTGTATACAGGTAAGTTATGGGAAGTAACATAACCTTATGTTTCTTGTTTTAACCTTATTTACTTTATAAAATTATTTGTAAGATGTATTTAAATGGGGTGTGCATATGTTAGTACATAGAACGAGGATAAGTAATTCAATAGATAAAGATTTATATAATAAATTAAAAAAACTTAGTAAAGAAACTAGAATTCCAATGTCAAGATTGTTGGATGAAGCTATAGAAGATTTATTGCGAAAACATAAACATTCTGCTGAAAAGTAGAATGTTTTGTTTTTTATTGTAATAATTTTGTGGTTGTTTTGTCGGAAATATCGAGGCACTCGATAGTATTAAGGTTTACAATTAAGGTATAAAAAACAACTTGAGGAAATAAGAGGGAGTGTATACATATGAAAAAATATATTAAGTATAAAGGTATAAAAATAACTTTAGTGTATTGTGATTATAAAAATTTTAATTGGTATGCTACTAAGAAATGCAAACATATTATCTTATTTATAAATAATCACTCTAAAAATAAGAGTAAGGTATTGCATAAAGTAATCAAAAGTAGTTATAGATAGGTATTTCGCAATTAAAAAAAATTACACTGTTTTTACACCATTTTTACACCAAAGTTATAAGTAGAAATAGTTTTTATATAGATATATATAGCTATCAAAGCATTGTATAGCTTACTTGATAGATAGTTATATATATCTATAGTTTTATAAGATTAGAATCAGGGGTTCGACTCCCCTAGGAGCTACCAGATTTGAAGAAATGCTGTAAACAGTGATGTTTGCAGTATTTTTTTATTAGAGCTGAAAGTAAGAAATTAATATTTTCCCACACTAGAAAAATACAAATATAAACCTCCTTTCTAATCAAATTTCCATTGGCATCCCTCAATAATTTAAATAGTTTATTAAAGACTAAAGAAAAGACTTTACCAAAAAGTATGAAAGGTGAATTAAAGCCTATTAGATGTAATAAATGTGATTATTGTAAGACTACTCAAGAATTAAAAGAATTATACACTATAAAGAATTATAGAAGGGGTAAAGTGTTAGGTACAACTTCATATATATATAAAGAAAAAGAAGTAAATATCTAAGAAGATGATGATTTTTTCTTGCTAAAATTAGACAAGTTATTTGACTATGATTTAAGTATTATTGGAAGAAGAGAAGTTTTTGAAAAAGTATGTGATGTTTTAGAAAGGAATTTATTTGATTGTCCAAGCTATAAAGAATTAGAAGAACAGTTAATAAATAAGGAGTTGCTTTTATAAGAAGCACAAAGTCAAATTGGATGTTTAAAAGATAGAATAGATTTTTTAGAAAGATAACACAATTCTGGTAGAAATCAACATAGCAAGATAAAGAAAGTCTAGACAAACATATATAGAAGTATATAATAGCGTTGGTTGTAGCAAGAGAAACCTTTTTCAAAAAGACAGGCGTGGTTGGACCTTATTTTCTCAGCTAATCATCGAGATAAGAAAGTTTTGTTAAAGAATGAATTAATAACTGTTGCAAGAGGTAATTTCATAACATCACAAAAAAAGTTAATTCAAAGATGGAGATAGGGTTATGAAAAGATCAGAACATTTTTAAAAAGAAGCGTTATGTAACGCCACATTTGGATTAAAAGATTGAAAATAGATAATACTACATTTAGATTAAAAGATTTAAAACGAGTAGTATGGGAACTAGTACAAGCAAAAGAAAGCATAGAGCAATTAAAATGAATTCCAGGATTTATATTCCTGATGATAAGGAGGAAATATGACACCGATACAAATAATAGAAAAGATAAGAGCATGTCAACGGGCGCTGACTAAAGGGAATACAGAATTAAAAGCTTTAGGAGTGAAGAAGGCTAGAGCAGAGCATGACTATAGAATAGCTCTAAGAAAAGAGATTTTAAGATTAAGACAGTTAGAGAATCAGCCAGCAACAATAATAAATGACTTAGCTAAAGGAAAAGAAGATATTGCAAAATTAAGGCTTGAAAGGGATATAGCAGAAACTAATTACAGTGTATATATAGAAAGTATGAGGAATTTAAGATTAGAGATTGAGGCGTATAGAAGTTTTCTCACATGGGAACGTGTAGAACTTAAAAATACGTAA